TCCATGAGACAAAGTTTTCGTTATTGTTATTTACTGGGTCAGCCGTAGCTATATTAAAACCATCGGTATTAAACGCAACAATATCGTTGTTAACAGTTTCCCCGCTTGCTGAGTTTGTCCATAATGTTTTCCCCGGAGAAGAGCCAGTGCTAGGGCCTCTTTCGGTATCAACAAGATGGTGGTTTCTGTTAGCGCCTCTACTTTTAACCCAAACCAAGCCGCCTTCTTCAGCAAGGTTAATATTATTAACTATAGATCTGGCAGAGGAATTCCCTGTATATAAATAAGTGCTGAACACATCTTCAACATACAGGTTATCCCCACCACCAACACCAGCGGCGGCTTGAACTACGTCTCTTACTGCCATTACGCCATCCCCAATCCGAGGACAAAGCCTCTCCAAGTCGTGCCACCGTCTGAGGTGAAGAATGCCAGTGTGTCAACACCAGCGGCTGTTAGCGTGGGAGCCGTAGCTGCTGCCCAAGTCACACCACTCCACACAATTACATTAGTACCAGCGTTAGTTAACTCAAGAACAAATGAGTTTACGGAGCCACTAGCCGCTGTGTTAGCAATGGTAAATGTTGTTGATCCAGAGATTGTCTTAGTGAAGTAGTTACCTAACGCAAGGTCAATCTCCGAAGCTGCAATTGCTACTTTCTTTTCTACTACACCAGCACCAAATGTCTGTGCTGCTGTGAATGTGTTAGCTACGTCATTCTTGGTTGTGTCAGCATCATAAGCCTGTACAGTACTGCCAATGTCAGCATCTACTACAATAGTAGCGTCATAGGCTTGTACTGTTGAGCCAATAGCTGCGGCAGTTAAATAACCACCTGTATCAATTAAATAAGAAAGAGAAGCCCACGCAGTTGTGCCATCACCAATCTTAATCTTACTTGTGTCAGTTTCAGCACCCAACTCACCTTGGGCTAAGATAGGGTTAGCTGAAGTCCAGTTAGCAGCGGTGTCCCGACGAATTTGAATCATATCAGCCATTAGCTGTTCCTCCGTTAATTAATTGTGCAGCGGTGTAAACGCTATTTGCAAACCCACCATCTGTGCTATTAAACTGTACTGCCGCTAAGAATGTTCCGTAAGCAACAATATCTATAGTATCCCCTGCAACAGCGCCTGTAGCTAGAACAATTGTTGTTCCTGTTGTTGCCGTAAAATCAATGCTAACAACCAACTTAACGCCGTTTAAATATACATCAACATACCCTACATCGTAAGTGGCATTGAAGGTTGTTTGTCCTCCTGTAGCTGTGTATACTTGTCGCTCAGCCGTCCCGTTAACAACACTTGTTTGAACAGTTGCCCAAGAAGCGTCAGTACCATCAGTAGTTAGAAACTTACCGTCATTGCCTGTTTGACTGGGTAAAGCATCTAATGTAACCCACCCAGTGTCATAATCTGTATCACTGAGTTTGGCAATAACTTGACCTGTAGTACCACCTGCGTTAACACCGCCTCCGGGGTCACCTTGTTCACCCTGAATACCTTGGATGCCTTGGGAACCTGTCTCACCCTGAATACCCTGTGGTCCTGTTTCGCCCTGAATTCCTTGAATGCCTTGAGGTCCTGTTTCGCCTTGGATACCCTGTGGACCTTGTGAACCTGTCTCTCCTTGGATGCCTTGGGGTCCTGTAGCCCCTGTAGCACCAGTGGCTCCTGTAGCTCCTGTAGCGCCAGTATCTCCCTTTACACCTTGAATACCTTGGATACCCTGCGCTCCTTGAGGGCCTGTCTCTCCTTGTATGCCTTGGATGCCTTGGATACCTTGGATACCTTCGGGAATAGTAAACGACAATACTTGTGAGCCAGAAGGCCCTGCAATGGTAGCAGAAGCATCAGTACCAGCAGCTCCAGTGGTAACAGTGCCCACAGTTAAGCGAGCAGCATCGGTAGCGTTTAGAATATAAGCTTCAGCAGCGGCTTCAGATTCAGCGGCAGCGACAGCGGAGGCGGCAGCGGCAGTGGCAGCATTAGTAGCTGCTAATGTTTTCTCAGTTACAATAGTTAAGCTGGCGTCTTGGGTACTATCTCCGGCCCCGCCATTTCCACGAAAGATCGCCATATAAACTCCTTAAATCCTTTGTTGAAAGACTCTACAAAAAAGCCCTTTAACAAAGAAGGAAGCCCTCCGAAGAGAGCCTCCCACTAGCCTAATTAGGCTGGCATAACGATAGCCAAAGAAGCTTCGTCACGCAACTCTTTCACGCCGTACAGCATGTCAGAGGTGAACAATGTACCCAAGTACTCTTGCTTGTACTGAGTCTGTGAGCGAACGCCCATCTGCTCTGCCAAGACAAAAGCGTCCTTAGTGAACATCAAACCAACGCGGTCACCCCCAGTGGTGGTATCGCAGTTAGTGGTGACATAAACCTTAACGCCATAAACGTTACCGATTTCACCGTTACGGATAGTGTTGCCACCACCTTGCTCACCCACAAAAGCTTGCTCAGTGAAACGAGCCAAGCCCATCATCACGTTACGAGCTACAGGAGGCAATACCAAGCAACGACCGTCCATAGGCACATCAGCATCGTCCAACGTCTGGATAGCGACACGAATAGCAACATCGGTGATAGCTGCGGCGTTAGAGCCAGAGTATGCTGCGCCAGTTGAGCCGATGATAGCGCGACCGGCGTCATAGGTGATGTCATCAACAGCGTCACGACCTAACGTAATTAAATCACCGTCAACTTGCTTCGCCAAAGCGTAGCCAGCGTCACCAGTGTAAAACTTACGCAGTGATGACAGAGCTTGAGCTTCCGTGATGTCTTCGATCAAGCGGCTATACTCATAGTGCTTGTTCACCAACACCTGAATCTCTGACTCAGTAGCGGCTTGCAAGGTCACTTGTGTAGAAGCAGCTTTCTCAGATGCAGCACCACGAGTGGGTTTAGGGATATGGAGAGTGTCGCCCTTTTTGCCCTTGAAGGACATTTTAGAGACGAGGTTCGCCATAACGAGGTTTTGCTTGTAGGCTGCGATGATTTCATCAGACCACAATTCAGGGATAAACGTTGCACCAGTTGTATTGGTGACGTGATTAGTTCCGAGTGCCATAAAAATTCTCTTTCAAAATGGTTATTTAACACGACCCTCCGCATATGCAGCCATAATCTCATCAGAGAGGGCTTGATAACGGTCAGGGTTTGTACGCATGAGTTCGATGATGTCGGCTCTGCGATAGGTTTTCTTACTTGCTGTCTCACCAGACCCTTTGGACGAACCAGTAGATGCTGCTTTGACTGCTTGCTTACGCTGTACTTTTTCGACTTCTTGCGACTGGTTGACTACTTGCTTTCTTTCTTTCCAAGTAGTAAGCAACTCATGTGCAGCGTCAAAATCGTAGGAGCGATCTGCTCGACTAAATAACTCTTGCCTAACCTTGCTCTTGTTAATCCATTCAGAGAAGCTACCGTCATTAACGACTTCAGTAAAATCAGGATGTGCAGACTTTAGGTTAGCCAGCGCTTCTGCCTTCTTCATTTGTGCCGAGAGCTGTTCTGCCTCGCGCACCTTCGGATGCTTGGAAATAGCTGATGCAATAGCTTTGTCGGGATCGGTAAAGAAATCTACCTCTTCCTCGACTTCTGGGGCTTGTTGTTTTTGTGTGACGGTTTGGGCTTGTACAAAGTCATCTACAATGCGCCGAAGTTCCCCGACTTCACTCCCTTGCTTGCCGATTGCGCGTTCGGCCTCTTGATGCATACGAACAATATCTTTAACAGACTTGCCCTTATACTTATCAGGAATGTCATCTTCTGTATCTTGTGGTTCAGGTTCCTGTTCAGGGGTTTCCTGTCCCTCCTCATCCTCGATAGATGAATACTCTTCTTCGTCTTGTAAAGGCTCGTCGCCTTCGTCAATAAATGTTGCCATTAAACTCTCCGTGCTAATAAGCATTGTGGAATATAACTATGTGCTTGTGCTTATTCAGCGGCACTCTTTCTTTCCTGCGCCATCTTCTCGTTTCGCTTCCGTTCCCATTGCATTGCTGCTCCAGGAAAATCTCCGGTCACGCCCTCAAGTTTGACCATAGGCTTGCTAACGATACGAATAGCAGGTTGACCACACACTTTACATTCGGTTGTTCGGAGTTCCGAATCGATGTAAGCTTCTGTGAGATGGTCATCTCCGCAGATAAACTCGTAGATACGCTTAGGCATTTACTTCCCTCTCAAAGTCCTCGTAGCTGTTTTTAATCGCTGACTCGTAAGAGAGAACCCGCTGTACCGCTTCTATTTGTCCTCTACGGAACCAAAATTGCTTCTCGTCTGGGATGGTAGTAATATCCTGAAGCAGCTCCATATTGTCGGAGATGTCTTCTAGGTATTGCTTCCAGCCTTTAGAGGCAAACAAATCTAGTAATGTTTCGTAATAATCTTGTAGTTCTTTGTCCATCTCTTTATCCTTTCATAATGTGGAGAGATGTTGCAATTATACCACACTTTTATAAATTTGTCAAGTGTTTTGTTTCTTATTCTGCATTTGCATCATTGCAATGCGCTCATTGCTGCTAATATCTTCTTCTTTAAGCATTAGCTCTGCAACTTTTGCTCGTTTAGCAAACTCAGCGTCATCAGCATCACCAGCTTGTAAGTTGGTAGAGAGAGCCGCAGCCATCTTTGCTTGAACAACTTGTGGTTCCAATTGAGCTTCGACCGCATACTTCTGTGCTCTTGCTTGAGCCTCCATTGCTTGAGACTGGATAAGTTCAAGTTGCGCTTGCATTGTCTGCATTTGCAGTTGCATCTGCTGTTGTTGCATTTCCTGCTCTTGTGGGTTAGGCTTAGACACCTCAGCCATTTGAGCGATAATCTCTTCACGGTTAGACAGACCCATGTTGTCCACAACCGCTGTAACCAGCATTGGGTACATTGGACTATCTTGACCCAACGTCTGCAACAGTTGTACAAGTTGTGTAACCTCATACTCACGGGCAATAACACCCAGAGATGACGAAGGTACAAACTTATAATCGCTAACAGGGTAATGCTCAGGGTCAAACTGCATGTAACGCCACGCTGTCTTCTCAATCATAGGGATTAGGAAAGACTCTTGGAAGTTAATCAGGGTACGTTTGTGGCGCTTGATAATTGCACCCATCGACATGGATACAGCACCAGCAGCAGCGTCACCATTGATAGTGCCGGGGATGCCAGCAGCGTCAATAGCGCCAGTAGCCATCTGAACCATCTTCTGCAACTCACCAGCCTGAGCGAAGGTTACCTGATCTAGGTTACCAAACTTAAATGGCTGTAGGATTTCAGATGGGTTACCGTTAGTAAGGATTGTCTTGCCGGGACGAATCTCTAGCTTAGCCCCACGAGGCATACGAGAGGCATCCATAGCCATCATAGGGTGGACAGTGAGGGCTAGGGCATCGATACGGGCACGAAGCTCAGCATCCAAAGCCTTCTGGCTGTTATAGCCCTTCTCACAGATACCCCGACCCCAGAAGCGGGAGGGTACTACGTCCCAAGGGAAAGCCACAATAGGGCGATCCTGCATCATGTAGGGGTTTTCTTCAATCTTGAGTAATTGACCACCGTTGGCGATAACAACAATCACCTCAACGTAGCCTTCGTCCTCTTCGTCTTCACCTTCTTCAGGTTTGACTTCTTTTGACAGCTCGTCATCCTCATCGTCCTGCATAATCGCAGCGTTATAGAGGTGACGTGGAATTAAACCGTAATACTTGGTTAGTCGGACTTTATCTTCGTCAAAAGAGGTAAGCTCTTTGTCTGCTTCAATGTCTGAATCAGTATCGGCAGACTCAAGATCAACATCGCGATAGATACCATTTTGAATTCCAATCTCTACTTGGTGTTTAGGAACAAACTCGTCAATCGCAACACCCAAAGCATCCTCGATAGTAGAGGCAACAGGGTCAATCAGGAAGTTCTGTGGCAGGATTGGGCGTAACTTAACAACCACACGGTCTTCAATCTTAACACCAACCGCTTGCATCGCCCCATCCATGATAGGCTGCGTGGCTGGCTTCATCTCCTTGACTTCCTCAAGAACCAATTCGGCTACAGCAGTCCCGTAGACAGCGGCGTTAAGGATACACTCGGCTACAGCCTTGCGAGTCTTGGTAAATTGGAAGTCCTCAGACAGTTGTTCACGCAAATAGGCGATGTCTTCCTTGTTTTGGTCGTTGCGGTCATCACGGATGTCAAACCACTTACCACGACCGAAGGTAGCCTCCTCCACCTCAGCGACAGATGACTCCACGGCTTGCTGGAGGGCTGGTGAGATGAGACGTGAACGCTCTGAGTCGCGGGTCTTGTCCTCTGCTGACCAGATACCACGCCAGAGACGGTAGTACTCGTCAAACTTTTGCTCGTAGTTAGCGCTATAGTGGTCGCGCCATTGGTCTACCTTATCGATAACCCAACTTTCAACCTTCTGGTCGCTGTATTTCTTATCGTCATCCATGTTAATATCCTGAAATTGTGTCTAGGTACTCGTACTCTTCCTCTTCAAAGTCAAAAACATAGGCTACTTTTGCAAGTTGCTCGATGTAAGACAGTGCGTCAGGCAAGTCATCGTGTACTAGTTTGTTTGGAAACTGAAATAGTTGGTCTAGGAACTCGTTGTTCCAATCACCTTTGTTGAGTTTGACGTAACCATTCTCAAAGCGCCCTTGCAGCGCCCATACAACACGATCTGTCTTCTTCTTATTACCGTGTGTTAGCTCGTCAACCCTGAAGAATGTCTGGGTTCTCTTCATTATGTCGGTCATGTAGGGCATAACCGCCTGTTTAGCGATCCCCTTCTCAATGCCGACAGCTACAGGCTCGTATTTGGCAACAGCATCGAATATCTTCTTGGCTGTTTCCTTGACATCCCACCTACCGTAGATAATCTCTGCGACCCACCAACCCTTCTCGTTGGCTTTTACAATAGCTAGGGCAGTGTTGTCCAGCCTGGTGTTCTTAACACCAACAGTTCCCTCAGCCTCAAAACCAGCCAAGTCAACCGCGATGTAGAAGTCACCATCATCAGGCTCTTCCTCGTCAAACTTTATCCACTCTTCTTTGAATAACTCTCCACCTGCTGCCTCGAAAGATGCCATAAACTCCTGCCGGAATGCAAATGAGGACATGCTTTTCTTAGCTGCCTCAATCTCTTTAGGATCAAGTAACGGGTTGTCGAACGAAGTGAAGTGGAAAGACTTGAAGGTGTCATCGGTTCCTTTGAACCCGTATTGGTATAAATCATAGAAGTGGTTACGACCCATAGGCGTCCCAATAAACATGGCACGTCCCTTCAAGTCAGCCAAAGCAGGTCGAAGGATTTGCTCCCACACCGCTGGCTTCATATCTGCATACTCATCAAGTACCAGAAACTTTAGCGAAACACCCCGCATCGTTTCAGGCCGATCAGCACCTTTGAGACTAATAGTTGCCCCATTGATAAGTTTAATCTGCAAGTTGTTAATATGGCTACCTGTAATGACAGAGTGACCAACCTCAAGCAAGACTTGCCACATGATGTCACGAGCTTGACCTTGCGTAGGAGCAACATAGAATACATGACCTCTCTCGCTTTGTAGCGCTTCAACTATTAATCGGTAAGCCGCCAAACGACTCTTACCTGTACGCCGACCAGCCGCTACCACATGGAAGCGAGTCTCGTCAGCCCATACCTTCTTCTGCCAAGGTAGTAGCTCAATCTTTAGATCACTCAATGCCTGTTAGGTAAACGGTCTTTTTACCTTCCTTAACAGCGCGGAGCACTTGGTTGTTATTCTTACCCTCTTCAAATGAACAGTGAACCCATCCGCTATTTGGCTGACCATCTTCGTAAAACTCTAGGATGAGTTGTTTGAAAGTAAGGTTATCAATAATCCATTTGGCTAAATCTTTATTGTCTAAGCCCTGGACCTCGAAGTCAGCCGCACAACCCTTACAATGGTCACTTGTGGTACTTCCACCAATCGCCTTGTTTAACTCAGGGGATCGGTAGCCACTGGTGATGGTAACTACCCCATGTGAGTTTCTGACCTTCTGTAACACCATGTCGCATAGGGTGGTTAAGTTGCTTAACACCTCATTGTCTGGTGTGTTGTCAATGCTCTTGCGAATTGCCGTATCACTTTTAGTTAACTCTTGGAGGCTAAAGTTTTTACTTAGTTTCATTTAAATTTCTTTTCTAGTACTTTTTCGAGGAGACCCCGGAGTCCATAAATAACCACTACCATGCCGATAATGATATAGCGATACCATTCAGGCATCTGGGCGATAACAGTGAACCCTGCTAGAGAGTATTCCTCTAAGCCGGGTATAAAGGCCATAAGCATGGGTGTTAGAAAGACAATGAGTAGAAGTTCATCCTTCCAGCTCTTAGTCATCTGTTCCATCGCTAGGCGGTCGAGATCGTAGTTCTGAGTCTGACCCGCCTCAGCCATTTTAGTAATGGCGGTGGCTTTTGCAATTTTAATATCTGAGTCAGCCTTAATCTCGACTAACTTGGCTTCTAGGGTGGCTTCAGTTTGCTTCTGCTTTCCCTCCAGCCACGTGCCCCCTAGGGAGAGTAATGATGTTATAACTGGTATCATCGGAATAACTTCTCAAAAAAGTTTAACTCTTTATCTGGCTCAAGGGAAACTGGTTCTTCAACCATTGGCTCTTCCACAGCCGTTCCGAATAAAGCGGGGTCAACATACAAAGAGTTATCTTTAATCAAAAACTTGTAATCTTCATACTCTTTAGGAGAGAACAAAGATTTGTTAGTCCCCTTACCTTTGTAGTAGCTGCGTCCCTCTTGTAAGTTACGCTGTGCTCCTCCTACGGGGTTAACATATTGCTCATTGGCTATAACAGGGAAAGAAGCCCACTCTTGCGCTATGTTACGAGCAAACTCTTCAGGTGGTATCTCTCCACGCTCATAAGCGCCATAACCCCTGTAATCTAATAGCTTGTTGCCCATCCTCTCTTGTAGGTCGGGCGTAAATTTATCTGTGTTTTTTAACCCCATGTTCTTCATTAACATGCGGATTGTATCTGGTTTAAACTGATAGGCTCCAGCGGCCTTATCGTTGTTTCTTTTTTGATAGGCCACTAACTCCCTCAAGGTCATGTTAGTTAGCTTTCTATCATTATCGGGTTTATCACGGGCAAGTATGTTGTAATTACCACCGTAAGATTCTTTTTCTTTAATTAGCTCTAGTAGATTATTTCTCATATATATCCTCGGCATCGATAGTATTGTTACCGTCATCAGCAATTGTGACTGACTCCCCAACCCCACTGATGGTGATGTTAACAGAAGGGCGACTGCTACCACCTTTGTCCTTATCAAAGTAGGACATAGGAAGCATTCTATCGACCAACAGTTTCCACGCTGCTGCTTGGTTTTTATGTTCATCATCTAATGCTGCATCCAAAATGGAGTCTAACACCTTACGGCTCTTGGGGCTATTCATTAGCCTTGCCTTAAACTCTTCAATTGCGTTTGCATCACCTTTAGGGCGCCCAACAGGTTGCTTACGGGCTTGCGCTAATGATGCTTTTGAGGGTCTTCCTCGTTTTTTTCCTGAAGGGGTCGCTTGACTCACAGGGTTATCCATAATTGGTTCCTTACACTATATAGTACTCTAAAAGGCCGCTTGACTCCACCTATATAGGTTTATATAGTAAGTACTCAAGCGTTCCTATATAACTATATAAACTATAAACCTCAAGCAGACTAAGATCAAACCTCCTTAACGTTATACCCTATATAGTGCGTATTATAGCATACTTTTTCAATTTTGTCAAGTGTTTTCTTCACTTTTTTTAGATTTATTTTTAACCACGCTTGAAGCGCTAGTTTGCTGTTCTGTCGCAATCGACCTCGACAGTCGACAATTCCTTTACTCTGTCCCTAATTAAATCTTTGAGGGCTGGTTAATTTCTTTTAGAATCAGTTGTTTAGGTGTTATAGACTATATAGGAATGATTCTCATTTACATTCCAATTTAGCCTTATTTTGTATCTAGGCGGGTACAGCTTTATTTGTCATCATCACAACCCCTCCCCGGCCCTGTCTCTAATCTGTCCCTAATTAGACTTGGCACGATTCTTGCATAGGGTTGCAATCTGTCCCTAATTAAACTATACAGACTTGGCACGATTCTTGCATGAGTGTGTCTATGTGGTACGCTATACAGTCACCAAAGCCCCCACATGCAACCATATACAAAACCTATCAAGATGCTGCACACTATATAAAAATACAATTGGACAAAGCGCTAGGCTATGCTATCATTGAGACGTCAACAACAACCAAGGGGTTAACCATGAACAAGCAACAGCAACACATTATCGACACACTAATACAACCACACATTAATAGTGGCAACAAAGAACAAGCAAAGCGCATGATTGATACCCTCATTCGTAGCGCTAGATCAAGCAAAGCAAAACAAGCGCTGCAAGCTTTTAAAGCAAACCTAGGGTAAATACCTATTGATAGGGGGTTTAATAGCCCCTATCATCAAACCATCAACAACAACCAAGGGGTTAACAATGAAACAGTTTAAGACTATCCATATCAGTGTAATGACGGGCAAACTAGACGGGTTACGCGCTATCAGTACCAATACAACAACGAACCCGTTTTGTATCAAGCAAAACGCAAGCGGTAAAGCGGATAACATCTGCACCAAATGTTACAGCCACACGATGTTAAACACATATCGTAAAAACATGGCACCCGCGTTAGAGCGTAACAGTGTTGCATTGTCCACACGGGTTATCATAGGGGATGATATACCGCGTCTTAATGATGCCTACTTTAGACTAGACGCACACGGCGAGTTGATCAATACGCTACACCTAGAAAACCTATTGCGTATAGCTAAAGCAAACCCCCAAACCACAATCACGCTATGGACTAAGCGTAAAGATATAGTGAATAAGGTTTTAGACGTCATCCCCAAGCCTAACAACATGATCCTGGTATTCTCTAACAGTAAGATAGGGACAATATTAGATCAAGCGCCTAGGCATTTTGATAAGACGTTTAACAATGTTTTAGTCACCGAACACACCGATAGACAAAATTGTACGGGGCAAAAATGCATGGACTGTTTAAAATGCTACACACACAATGAT